TGAAGATAAATTTGCTGTAAATGTTGAGGCAAATATCCGAAAATTGGGTTATTCTGTTCAAGTCATTGGTTGTGGTAATCACTGGACACCATTTAATGGTCGTGCTCCGATTCAACGTCAGAGTCACTTCTGGGTAGAAGCGAAAATATTTTAATAAAGTTCTACCGAAAGTGCTTGATTCCTTTCAACAGTTTTGGTATAATAACTTATACTTAATAAAAAGAGAGAGAGAAAAATGAATCCATTTAAATTAGACGAATATCAATTACAACTCCTGATTGATGAATCAGAGGGAATATTAATCGGTATTGAAGAAGCCAAATTATTTAAACGAAAGACCGAAAATTATGCTGCTGTTTATTCTGTAGTCTGGAGAGACGATGGATCATATCCTGATGAAGAAAGTTTGAAAGGACAAGTTTTTATTACTTACAAACCGAATGGCGATTTAATCGCAAAAATATAATAGAAGTGCTTGACTCAAGGATGGGTCTCTGTTATAATAACTTATACTTAATTGAAACGAGAGAAACGAAAATGACTAAAACTGAAAAACGTGAACAACTGTTAAATGATACTTTGGCATTTGTATTGGCTGGCGGTGAAATAACTTCTGTCAAACCCAAAAAAATAACCATCAAAACTCCTTGCCGTGGCAAAACTGCCAATTCCTTTATAACTGGTGGAAGTTGTCCGACTTCTAAAATCAGTTCTCTTTACCATTCAACTTTCTAACAAGACTTTATCCTTCTTTGCAAAAAAGTAGACAAGGATGTCTAATTTATTCTTATCGTCTAGTTGGTTAGGACACTCGAGTTGAGAAACGTGGAGTTCAACTCCCACTGTAGAAATATGTACATCGTCTAGTCGGTCAGGACACTCTAAACTGAGAAACATAGGTTCAAATCCTATTAAGAATATCATCAAATGAGATTTAAAATGAAAATGATACAATTAACACAAGATATAAAACATACCACAAGAACTGGAAAGCCACATTTGTATTGGATAGCAGTCGATAAGATTGAGTTCATAACTGATCGACAAGAGAATAATTCAACTGTTTTTGTTAATGGACAACAATTATTTGTAACCGAATCAGCGAAAGAAATTACCGATTTAATGTTCAATTAATCGATAATGCAATTTTGTATAAGAGGATTGTATAAATGAAAGTTAAAACCGCAACTTCAATCACCACTTCAATCACCCCAGAAAAATGGTACGAGGTGATTGACCTAGAAGTTCATTATTCTTCTGGACCATTTTGTGGTTGGATTATTGACGATTTTGGACTCAAACAATTTATCATGTTGTCTAAAAAAAGTAATTTTATAGGAGATATTTGGCAACAAAGTGCTTGACTCCTCCAGATGGATTTGTTATAATAACTCATACTTAATAAATCGGAGAGAGAAAATGGCAAGAGAAGTTAAAAAGAATTGGTTTGAGACTTTAAATTCGGCATTAGAAGCCGAGAATCTCAACGAGATGTGGCCATTAGGACTGAACTTAGGTTATGGCGAGACCGCAAGATTTACGACCGACTGTGGTCGCTTAATCTCCGTCTATCGTGAGACTAATGGGATGTACGAAAGACCAGTTCATTATAAAGTTAAATAAATTTAGAAAGTGCTTGACTCAAGGATGAGTCTTTAGTATAATAACTTATACTTAATAAAAAGAGAGAGAGAGAAAATGATAGAATTTACACAAGGTTGGGATAATGCATTTTTCGGTGCTGAAAAATTTCAGGACGGTTCAGAGCCTTATTATTCTAATAATGATTTTGGAACCCTAATTTTAGATAAAACTGGAATTAGTTTATACGATTTTAATTTAGAAACAGACGAAGATTTAGAATTTAGACAGGTTTTCGATTTAACTTCAGAATCAGCTAAATTTATAATAGAAGGAATAGAACTTTTAAACGACGATCAAATTGGTTTTTGGTTAGAAAATTTTAAAAATAATTCTGAATTAATTTAAAAACTGCTTGATTCCTAACACCAATCCAGTTATAATAACTTATACTTAATAAAAAGAGAGAGAAAATAAAATGTCAATATTATTAGCAGCGTTACAATCTAAACAATTTTCATCATCAGCTTCAGTAAACGAGGATGATGTACGAACTGGGTCTGTAGTCGTAGTTCGTTCAGGCTTCGGCTCTGAATCTCCTGAAACTGTAACTGTCCTAGGATTTGAATACGACGGTAAAAATGGTCAGGCGACCATCGATTATACCGATAAATCGGGCGAAGGACGCTGGGCTTATTTAAACCAAATCCAACGTGTAATTAGTTACTAATTTTTTAGTAAAGTCAAGCACTTTTTAATTTAAAAGCAGACTGTTCCCTCTTCGGTGTAAGCGGACAGGTCACACCGCAAATTATCCAAGATTGGTAAAAATGAGATAATTAATGTTAAAAGTGCTTGACTCCTAACACCAGTTCTAGTATAATAACTTATACTTAATAAAACGAGAGAAAATAAAATGACTTTAGAAGATAAATTGGTAAAATATTCATACGAAGCTGCAACTGAGCAAGAATTACGAGAAGCGTTCGAAGATCAAATGTATTTTTATATCAGCAAAATGACTGAGTTAGAAAAACAACAAATGTTAGAAGATTTTGAGGATTAATAATGAATTCAACGTTATTAGACGAAAACTTAGTTGAATCCGAAGTCGATGATATAGTTGGTGAATTGTATAAAGCGATTGAACAATTGAAGGAATATGGCTTATGTGAGATTTATCTAGGTCAATACCATAAATTAACAATAAATCCGCTGAAGCAAGAATTGTTAGTTGATTATGAAAATTAAAAAAAAGTGCTTGACTTATAACACCAGTTCTGATATAATAACTCATACTTAATTGAAACAAGAGAGAATAAAAATGAATAATCACCCAAACTGGACTAGAATTGATTGTAACTCAAATGGTTGCCCACGTTATGTTTGTCACTTCTTATTGCTTAATACCAGAGAAGAAAAATATGGTTCTCGGTATTACAGTGTAGAAGAAAAATATGCCTTGGCTCTAAAGCGTTCTAGACCATTCAAAGGCAAAAAGTTCCATAATAAACAATTCGGTGGTGGGATTGTATTTGCGACTTATGACATTGATGGTTTGATTGATAGAATCGGTGATGCAGTTAGTGCTTGTTGAGTATAAATGAATTGATCGTTTGTAAAGTTTTTGGAAGCAAGGCTGCCTCAAAATGTTGATTGAATTCAATAAGTGCTTGGTCTTGCTTCTAACTTGAATAATAAAATCATTGATCTACCAGTCATAGGTGACTCTCTCCACCGATTGATTGGGTGTGATCTGGTTTGTTATAAATCGTTTGATATACGTCCTCTCTCACGTGTATTAGGCGATTGTTGTACCCGACTCAGGATAAGTCTCTCTCCTTATCTCTGAGTCACCTATTCTTTTCCATCATCATGAACGATGATGTGGTTCATTGGATCATTGTATGTGATTCGATTAAACTCTTTGTGTTCCTTGACTCTCTCCTCGGAGTACAAAGTGTTTGATCGAACAATGAATATCCCTTATTTCTTACGAAAGTTCAACAAAGTGCTTGATTTCTTCCAACAGTCTTGTTATAATAACTCATACTTAATTAAAAGGCAAACAAAATGAATACAGAACAATTAATCTTTATGATGGAAAGTATCGCTGGGCAAGCTCGTTCTGAGGGACAATTTTGCAAATTTGATCCTGTTCTACCATCAATAGACATAAATGGTGTGTATTATTTCCAAGAATGGCAAGCAGAGGAATTATTAGAAACTGTTCCAGAAGGAATTTCTGTTGAAGATTATCTATTATATGTAAGTCAAAGTTGGGGTGAATAACATGAAAGTAAGTGAATTGATTGAGAAATTAAAAGAAATGAATCAAGATGCAGAAGTTTCATTTGATGAAGGTGGTTGTTATTATGATATAGATAATGCCTCTGCTGATTATGAATATGTTGTTTTATCTGGTAAAAAAGTTTATTAAAAGTGCTTGATTTCTTCCAACAGTCTTGTTATAATAACTCATACTTAATTGGAGAATAATATGTCAACTGTATGTAATTTAAAATTAACATCTAATCAAATTGCTTCTATCATTGCTCAATCAAACTTCTCTAATGAAGAATTAAAAGCAATTCAACAAACTGTTAAAGACCGTGCTGAGAAGAATAACTTAGTAACATTGGTTGATATCAATGTTGGTGATAACATTCAATATTCTGGACCACTTGGTGGTATTCGTAAAAGTAAAGTGTTTGGTGTTAGTCCAAAGTTTGTTACTGTAAAATACAATGGTGTATTGATTTCTGTTAATCGTTCAAAAATTATACAAGGAGAATAATATGTCAATGATCGCTTATGAAGTCTATGAAAATCAAAATTACATAGACACAGTCTACTTTACAAAAGATTGTGATGAACAATACATCAAGGATACCTTAATAAATCACGATGGATATCCTGCTAACATTGTATTGCAAGATATTGGTATCGAGGGAGAAACTGATATAAATTATTATTAAAAGTGCTTGATCTTCTGGAGCTGATAAGGTATAATAACTCATACTGAAATTCTAAAGAATTTCTTCCTAATAAAAAAAGAGATTATTTGATGATTGAACCATTAGATTTTAGCAAATACGAAGTTCCAGAATTCCCACATTTTTTCACAGAAAATCAATTGGAAGCCATAGTGGAATGGCATCAGATCAATGATTCTGTTACTAAGGAATTCAGAGCAGACCTTGAAGATTACTTGATGAATTATTTAGCAATAGAGTTGGGTGAAGAGTCTATTCATCTCTCTAAGATTAGAAAATTGGTTGAGATAGCAATGGATTATGTGGAAGATTATGATGAGGTTGTAAACCTTGCTGTTAAGATGTTACCTTTATTACAGGCAGATAAATTATGTTAAAAATAGATACAATGTGTCAGTTACGGTTGGATATGGGATATGATATTGCCTTAAAGGTAGCATCAATGGAGACCATTCAATTATCGACAAAGATAAAGAAAAAGGATATGGTGGTAGGTGCCTTTGGAGCTAAACTGATTAGGAAATTTAATCGGGCATATTGGACTATGACACCCGAAGAATGCGAGGAAATATTAAAGATTTTGGAGACCTGCCAAGCATATGAACAAAGGCAGGATATGGATGGTCTTGGTGGTTGTGTTATGATGAGTTTATATGATACATTAAAACTTGAAGGTGTAAAGTTTAACTGATGCTAAATCTTATTGAATCTAATCAACCTATGTCACCAGAACAAAAGATTAAGGAGTTGTATGTAGGTCGTGTTGTAGAATACCATAGACCACATTACCCAGATAGCATTTTGTATGTTCATATAGTCAGATTTCGGGAGATGTGTGGATGGACATTAGGAACAGGTATTGTAGTGAATAATCTTGGTAGAGAACATACAATATCATTAGAGGAAATAAAATTATGAAAGTTTATGTAGTAACTGCATATCGGTGGGGTAATAGAGAATCCCATAGTTATGTTGTAGGTGCATTTGATAATGAAGAAAATGCAATCAAAGAAGCCAAACTTGAAACAGAATGGAGAGGTGGTAAATATGAATGTGAAGTTCGTTCAATGGAATTAAATGAATCATTGAAATATAAGAACTATGATGTTGTATTGGCATTACCAAAACCCGTTTTGGAGTTGAAGAATGAACGAAAAGATTAGAGGCAAATGATTATGGTAGAAGAAGAATATGTAAATTTTACAGAAGATGTTTGGAATAACATTAAGGTTTTAAAAGATAAAGAAGCAATTGAAATGCTTAGATTGGTCAATGAATCAATTGAAGCAGTGACTAAGTGTGCTAAACAATCTCAAAAAATAAGTCACAATAAGCATATAGAGGATAAGTATAAGTCTGCTCTATTTGAGTTAGAATTGAACCGCACTTATGCTGAATCCTTTTTAGTTAGAGTTAAAGCAATTGGGAGATAGAAGAATGAACGAGAAAATTTATGATCTTGCTGAACAGGCTGGCTTTGAAAATGGTCACCAAGATCGTTATGGAAACTCATACTCGTATGAATTGGAAAAGTTTGCTGAATTGATTGCGAAGGAAATTCTCAATATATCGGATGAAGTCATTACCCTTAGCGATAGCCCAGAATGGTTGATATGTGAAAGATTGGGCATCAACCATGACTGGCGAAGACAAGATAATTTTTGGAGTTGAAGAATGAAAATAATAATCGGTAATTAATCAGGTAATCTAATACACAACCAACCTTTATAGTGTTTTCTTTTACCTCTAGATACTTCAGACATAGAACTGTTGTGCAAATTATTCTTTTTACAAAATGCAGATAAACTACAAATTTGAAATTGCTCACCCTCTGGAGAAGTTACCAAATAATTTTTACCATTTGCTAGGGAAAGTTTTAATAGATGTTCGTCTGATCTGGTTGGCATCTTGGTTCCAAGTTTCATAGAACTTATTTTTTTGTTGATAGTATCTTGTTGTTCTTGTGTTCTTTCTGATATGGTATTTTGTCTTTTTAATTCTCTATCAGCTCTTTGCTCATTTGTAAAAGATGCCCAAGCATCTAAAGAACTGGTAATTCTCGTTGGGCTAATTTTTCCATAATTAGGATGGTCTTCACCTTTTTTACCGTACATATGATTACCCGATCCTGATAATGCACCAGTTAATCCATTTTCAGGAATAAGATTAGCCCATTCTTTGGATTCTACTATGTTATATTCTTCAGAAAAAAACAATGCAAATTCAGTTAGCAGTTCTTTATTGGTGTATAATTCAGAAACCCATAAAGTAACCACATGCTCTTTGCCATATTTTTTGATGTGTCTGGTCCAATATTTACCTGAACCTAGATATTTGTATGGATCTCTGTTGGTTTTACCAAAGTATTTTAATCCAGTAACAGAATGTTGCTTAATATAAAGATAAGTTGGTGCTATGGTATAAATAGTTGTGCTGGTCATTATAGACTCCTGTTTATGTAGAAAATGATTAGAGCCAATAGATATTTGCAGTATCGTGATTGGCATTTTTTATTGCTTGACTTATAACATTATTCGTTATATAATAGTATTTATACAAATTGAAAATTGGTGAAGAAACATGAAAATATATATATCAAATTATACCTCACATTGGATTTCTCCTTTCATAATCCTAGAGAAGTTCTTTTGTTGGCGTAAAGGCTACGATGCCTATAAAAACCAACCACCAAAATGGTTACAAACTTTATGCGAATGGAATCAAAAGTTTTTGGATACAGTTCATCCTAGAATAAATTATATAAAGATTGATCGTTGGGACACATGGAGTATGGACCATACATTGGCTCCAATTATTTTGCCAATGTTGAAAGAATTGAAAGATTCTAAACAAGGTGCTCCTTATGTTGATGATTTTTTAGTCCCAGACGAACTAAAGTCAATGAATGCTCCAAGATGTGAGAATGAATGGGACACTGATGATAATTGGTTCAAGAGATGGGATTGGTGTTTGGGAGAAATGGTTTTTGCATTTGAAAGTTTGATTAATGATGACTGGATGGACAAGTTTAAGACTGGCGTATCAGATATAACTTGGGTTGAATCTGATGAAGTATATGAAGGCGATACTTGTTGGGAAATGAAACACGGAGCAAAGCATACTCAAAAATATGATTGGGATGGAATGAAGATATATGAAGCCAGAATCCAAAATGGATTTGAACTATTCGGGCGGTTCTATAGAAATTTGTGGAGTTGATATGAAATTTGCGTTATTGATGTTGATAAGTTGTATTATCGGTGTTGCCTTATGGTGTATTTTGGGCATTACATTAGAACAATATGGTGTATCTAATCTATGGTTTATGGTGGCAGGATATTGGTTCTATCCAGTATTTAGTTTTCTCAATGAAAGAATTATGGGTAATTTATGAAAAAATTAAACTTATTCATCTTAAAATGTGCGGTATGGGTATCAACAGTTGCCCTATTTGTTCTTGTAATCAGAGTTATTGAGGATATGCAATAATGTGGATTCTACTATTATTAGTTGTAAGTATTAATGATGCTTATTCGCCAGATGCTACAATTCAAGTTCCTATTAAAACAGAAAAGGAGTGTAAACAAGCAGTAACAAATATGACATATTGGTCTAAACTTAACAATTACCGAATAACCTCTGTATGCAAAAAATTATATTAGCATTACTATTAGTATCAACAAATGCTCTTGCGATGGATCTATATGTAGATTCAAAAACTAAACAAATTTATGCAGAACCTGGACCAAACCGAGTTCTTATGGGTTCATTCGAAAAGGTATCAACCGAACCAGTAGCAACTAAATCCGAAGTAAAGGCAATAAGAGAAGAATTAGAGTTAAAGAATAATGAAATAAAAGCCTTATCAGAGTTTGCTGCAGAAGCAAATGGTCCAGAGTCAGCACATCTTAGTTTGAAAGATGGGATTCATATGGCTACAAAGGATGGTAATTTTACTGCTGGCATCAATGGTCGTATGCAAATTGATTCTCAGATTAATGAGCAAACATTACCTAATGCATATCAAGGCATTTATGCTTCTCCAACGGGAGTTCCAGTTACATTAAACAATGGCGCTGGATTAAGACGAGCAAGAATTGGTGTTGAAGGAACGTTCTTTAAGAAAACCGATTATAAATTTGAATATGATTTTACAAGAGGTAATGGATTAAATGCAGGTGGTATAACAGATGCGTATATTAGATACAACTTTACCAAACCATTCTCAGTTAAGGTTGGTGCCTTTAAAGAGCCGTTCAGTTTAGAAGAAGCAACAAGTAATAGGTATACAACATTCATTGAACGTAACATGGCGGTTAATACTTTTGTTGATAACCTTAACACATATAAAGTAGGTATTGGTGCTAATTATGCGGTTGATAGATGGCAGATTGGTTCATCGTTTCAAACAGAAGGTGTAGGTGGATATAACAATGCTTATGGTAGCAATTCATTAACTGGCAGTACAGGAAGTGCTGTTAATACAAATGGTGGTGTGAATAGAAACGGTGGTGGTGGTGATACTTCATGGGAAGCAAACACTAGAATATCTGGTACTCCTTGGATGTCAAGTAAAACTAAATTCCTTCATATAGGTACTTCAGGTTCTTATATTTCTATCAACAACAATTACACAGGCAACGGAACTTATAATAATGGTGGTGTAATCTTTGCTAATGGTGTTGGTGGTAACGTAGATCGTACTGCTATACTAAACACTGGTAACTTAACATCAGGTAAAGATGGTGCAAAAGGATCACATCAAGCAAGTACACTTACTAGATTTGGTGGAGAATCTGCTTTAGTATATAATGCATTCTCAATGCAAGGTGAGTATATACAAACTAATGTATCTGGAACAGGATACGATAATGCTGTATTAGATGGTTATTATGGTTATGCAACATACTTCTTAACAGGTGAATCTAGGAATTATAAAGCAAAAACTGCTGCATGGGATAGAATCAAACCTAATAGAAACTTTGATATGAAAGGTGGATGGGGAGCATGGGAAATTGCGTCTGGTTATGATTATATGAATTTGAATTCTGGTGGAGTAAATGGTGGTAGAGCATCAACTGTTAAATTTGGATTGAACTGGTATCCACATTCTCATCTTAGGGTAATGACAGATTATGTACACGTTCTTGATATAAATACAGCGAGTGTTTCTAATTCAACATCAAAGGCGTGGAATGATGCTTCACTAGATATGGTAGAAACTAGATTCCAAGTAGATTGGTAATAATTAAATAGGAGAAATAAATGTTAAAACTTGAACAACTGAAAAAGATTTGCCCGAACAATAAACAACCTGAAGCATTACTTGAGGTTCTTAATAAAGTTCTGCCAGAATATGAAATCAATACCAAGAAAAGAGTTGCTGCTTTCTTGGCGCAATGTGGTCACGAATCTGCTCAGTTTACAGCATTGAAAGAAAACTTGAACTATTCTGCTGAAGGTCTATGTAAAGTATGGCCAAAAAGATTTACTTCTTCTGCTATGGCAAAACCGTATAATCGTAATCCAGAAAAGATTGCTAATAAAGTATACGCTGATCGTATGGGTAATGGTTCAGAAGCATCAGGTGAAGGATTCAAGTTTCGTGGTCGTGGATGTATTCAATTGACTGGTAAAGATAACTATTCAAAATTTGCTAAATCAATAGGCAAATCATTAGATGAAACTGTTGCATATTGTGAAACGCTTGAAGGTGCTATTTGTTCAGGTGCTTTCTTCTGGCAAACAAATAAACTAAATCAATTCTGTGATTCTGGGGACTTTACTACATTAACAAAACGTATTAATGGTGGTACTATTGGTTTGAAAGATCGTCAACACCATTATGATATCGCAATGAGTGTAATTGATGAAGACGTATTTGCTAAACCAGTTCCTGTTGCAGTTGTTGCTCCTGCTGTCGCTGCAGCAATTGTTGCTCCTATTGTTGTTGAAGAAGTAGCAATTCCTGATGAACAAGCTGAAGAAAAGAATGACGATTGGCTTGATGATATTGGTAACTTTTTCTCTAATTTATTCTAAGGTTATACTATGAAAAAACTATTATTGATTACATTATTTGCAACTTTATCTGGTTGTGCTTTACTTGATGCGTATAATATGGCAGGATTTGATTCTAATGAGTATCAATTAGCAACTGAAATTAGATCAATGGCAGAAGTATCTGTTAAAGATTGTGGTGATGGCGTTCTAATGAGACCTAATGTTGATAGTCTATTATATGTAGCGACTGAGTTTAAGAATTATACTTCAAGTATTCCGCATAATGAAGAAGCATCTAGTATGTCTAAGTCTTTATTGGACGAGGTTCAAGGAATGTCTGAACGATATAACACTACAAACCCATCACTAGCATATTGTAAAACTAAAATGAGTATTATTGAAAGATCTGCTAAAACCATACAATTCGTATTAGGAGTTAAACCACGATGAATATAAATGAAGTATTAAACTCATTAAATGGATTTGATGCAAAAGAAAATGATGAGTTGGAAACTATTGCATCAACTGTTGCTGATTTATCTGAATTATATAAAGATAATCAAATCACTGATTCTGAATATCAAGAATTATTGAAAGATTTACAATTAGAAAAATCTATCACAGTGGATGCTTCTGATTTAAATGCAAAAGCGCAATTGAAATTTATTATTGATACTGCAATTACTATTGCCGCTACAGCAGCCAAAGCGATATAATATGAAGAAACTACTCTTATCCCCTTGGATGGCATTACTCACATTATGTTTAATCGTAGGGTTAAGAGTAGTTGACCCAACATTTGTAGAGAGTATTCGATTAAGATATTTTGATACTCTCTTAACACAAGACATTCAACAATCAGATATAACATTAGTAAACATAGATGATGCAACACTCAAACAAAAAGGACAGTTTCCATTCCCACGGAAAGAATACGCAACGCTTGTACGGGACTTATATAGCAGGGGTGCTGGTCTTGTCGTTCTGGGTATTTTTATGCCTGAGCACGATAGGTTTGCTACAGATGATGTCTTAACTCAAGTATTTCAAGAGTATCCAGTAGTATTACCTCAAACTGGTACTAATGATACATTTGAAGAAACTTATAAACCATTTAGACCTGGAGTATCAATAATTGGTACTGGTGATGTAGGAGTTAAATATGAGAACATACTTCCAAACATACAAGTATTCAATGATAGTGCTGCTGGTGCTGGTGTTGTTAACACACTCCCAGAAATTGATGGCGTTACAAGAAGAATCCCAATGGTGGTCTCTTCCAAAGGATTATTGTATCCGAGTCTCAGTCTCGAAACCCTGCGAGTTGCATCAAATGACCCATCATTCCAAGTTAAAGTCAATGAAGGATCAATCGAAGCAGTCAGAATTCCTCAGTTCGGAAAAATACAAACAGACAACCTCGGTAGAATTTGGGTTAAACCCTCGAGATTTAGAGAATTTTCATCCGTCAATTTACCAGATGACTTTAAAGGGGCAATCGTTATTGTTGGGCTCACAGCAAAAGGGCTCAATAATCCCGTTGCAACTTCTAATGGAGCAGTCTTTCCTCATTACGTTCAGGCATCAGTATTAGAAACTCTTATAAAAGGTATAAATATATCGAGACCTGATTATGCCGATGGAGTAGAAATCCTTGCTGTACTCATTCTTTCAATTATATCAATAACGTTAGCAAGGTGGAAATATGGAATTCTTATATTTTGTGGCATCATTGGTTCTATTTACCCTATTTCTAATTATCTATATACCAGTCTATATTATCTTTTCGACATTACAATACCTATATTCGCTCTTGTTGCGGTTTATGGGCACACCTACACAGTCAAATTCCTAACTGAGTTAAGTCAAAAACTTCAAATCAAAAAACAATTTGGTTCTTATGTTTCTCCAGTAATGGTTGAAAGATTACAAAAGAATCCTGAACTGATTAAACTTGGCGGAGAACGAAAAGAACTTTCAATTGTAATGACAGATCTTAGGGGATTTACCACTCTCGGTGAATCTTATGGTGATGATGTAGAAGGTCTTACCAGTATTATGAACGATTATATGACCGCCATTTCTGAACCAGTATTAGAGAATGATGGTTGTCTTATTAAATTCATTGGTGATGCTAGTTTACATGTTCATGGTGCTCCACTTGATGACGAATTTCATGCCAAAAATGCTGTCAAAACTGCATTAGAAATGATTGCTGCTGTAGATGGTTTTAATGAATCATTAATAGCAAAAGGTAAACCAATTATCGGTATGGGTGCTGGTGTTAATACTGGACAAACACTAATAGGTAATATCGGTTCTAAATCTAGATTTGGTTATGATGTATTAGGAGATTCAGTATCTACTGCGGCAAGATTAGAAGGTCAAACCAAATCTTATGGTGTATTATTAATCATTGGTCCAGAAACTGCTAAACTGGTTAAAGATGATTACTTTGTTATTAAGTTAGATAATATTGCTGTTAAAGGTAAAACTGTTGGATTAGATATTTACACAGTATTACAACCAGATAGATATAATAAATTGGAATTTGCAAATGCTAGAACTGTTCATAAGAAAATGTTTAAACATTATTGTAAACAAGAATGGGCATATGCTGATACAATGTGTATGGATTTAATTGGATCGTTTAATGGCGAATTAGATTACTATTATGAGATGATGCGTAAAAGAATTGCAGGATATATGACTGATGATTCTTTCCCAAAGAACTGGAAGGGTACATTTGTAGCAACAAGCAAGTAGGAGGAATTATGTGGGAAACACCAACTTATATTGATATTCGTTTAGGATTTGAAGTAACTTGTTATATTTTAAATAGGTAATTAAAATACTGCGCATAGTTTTATATTATGCGCAGTATAATCTATACTTACTCTTTAGTTTCAGCCATTTTCTCTTTTGTTCTACCAAAAGCAGTAATACCGATAATAGCACCCATTGATAGGTGATATAAACCACCACCTTGTAATGTAACTGCTTGCCACATCTCTAAATGTTGACCAGGATTCATATACTGAAGTACGTTATAAAGAATCGGACCAACCATAAAGTCAAATAAACAAATAGCCATATAACTAATTGCCATCATCGGACGCCATTTAGAAGTCATAAAATCTTCTTTTGGAGCAGGTGCAGGTGCAGGTACTGGGTCTTTTGTTAAATCTATCATTGGTTCTATTTCCTTTTTAATTGCAGGTTGTCTTGGTTTTCTCGGTTTTTTAACTATCACTTCTTCTGCCATTCTATTCTCCTTGTTTAATTATAATAGTGTTAGATGTAGATGATAAATTACTCACATTAACTTTTGTCCCATCTTGTATCATTGTTATGTTATAACCCTCTTCTTTATTAATTAATAATGTAGCCTTTTGATTCACAGTTCTTTGGACTTGCCAATTAGATTGCTTGTCTATTGTTAATACTTGATTATTAGCATTATATCCTGCTCTAAATAACGACACAATCGCGGAAGGATTATCAAGAGCATTAGACAAATAATCTACCAACAATAAATCGGCATTTAATACATCAGCATATTGTTCATATGGATCATAAAACACTTTTACAGATAATACATCTAAAGTTAGTCCATTAAAATCTAATGCTGATCCCGAATTATTATCTTCAATTAATTTCTCAACAATCTCTGCAGGTGGTTGTACAATCATCATATTACTAATAGACGATTCACTAATAGACAATAATACAGGACTTAATGGCTTAACTTCATTAGATGACACTAATGTTGCCTGAAATGCCTGATTCAATACAACCGAACCTACAGATGTTTGAACCTCTATCTCTCCTACTGTCCCATCAATATTGGGAAGTAATATTACCATTGACTTCCCAATTTCGTCTACTGTCATAGTAAATGCTGTACCTCTAACTGCTATAGTTGCAGTTGGAGTGTTAATTGCAACATTTTTGTTATTGGCGTGTGCTATATTACCAGACGCATATCTTACAGTTCCTATAGCACATTTCAATGCTAATTTACCAACACTTTTATTATTAGGATCATAGACAAAATCATCTATGACTAATTTACTATTCTCAGTTACTCTAACTTGAGTATCATCTTCAAAAGATATACCAACAACACTATTGGCAGTCTCAACTACATCCATTGACTCAACACTAAAATCTTTCTTTGATTCTAATGCCTTTTTCTCTCTGGTAATAGAAGCATTACCTGTTTGTTCAGTTACTTTTCCAATACCAGCATTAATGTTGGGTGATTGAAACAGTAGCATTATCCCCAGACAAATTAAGAATAGCCGAATTTGGATTTGTAGTTCCATCTTGGGTTATCTCTATGGTATTATAGTTTCCAATATTGGATATGGCGATAGAATGACCATCAGAATTAGAAGTACCGCCAGCGCCAATCTGAGTAGTTGTGATTTCATTATTAGAACCTATTATAGAAAAAGTATCGACAGTAAATGTGCTATTAATATTGCTTGTTAATAGGTTATTATTACCTGTCATTGTTAAATTGTAATTGTAGTTACTAGAATTATTTGTGGAACCTATATTCATTACTGTTGAGTTAGTATTACCAGTAATATTCATATTCAAAGTTCCAGTATCAGTTCCCATAGAACCCATATTCAAAGCACTTGAGTTACTATTACCTGTTTGAGTGATATTAGCAAGAGTATCACCACCATAAATCATACCAGTTAAAGCATTGTCAATACCATCTTGTATAATGGTTGCTAATATAGTATTTCCGTCAATTTGAAAAGATGGTGCTGAAACTGAATCTGGATCACCAACTTTGTTATTAGAACCTGTTTGTGTAATAGTCACAACAGAATTATTTGCATTAGTTTGGTCGATGTAGACGGAATTACCGCCACTATCTGCCAATGAAGAACTTATCATACAAGATATGATAAGAACTAAAATACTTCTTAAGATGTTCATTTATTCTTCCCTGTTAAAATGTTTTGAAAACCTCCATAATGATTTCTGTTCACCTTTAATAATTAATTCTTCTACTGCCAAATCTAAAGCAGATTTCAATGCGTATATACCTGCTTCAGTTTTTGTAGCACCAATTTCACTTTCGAATGATTGAGTTCCAGTATCAAAGAATTTAAAAACAGCAACTCCTGCTGTATAACTTAATATAGTTTTTTGCACATTCACTGTAAGTAAAACTTCTCCAGTTTGTGTACTGATTGCTCTTAATGAAACAGTCACCATATCTTCCTGATATTGTGTGTCTGGTCCAATTCCCATATAACGAAGACCTATACCACCTGTTCTTATATTAGTATCATACGATACAATAGCACCCTCTAATATCATACCAGCATATAAAATAGATCCAATTTGCGCGGGATCTTTTACTTCATCTCTTGCTGATCTAATCAACTGTCTTTCTTTTAAAAGATTATCTAATCCAACTCTTTCAACTACTCTAAACCACATACCATTACCAGCATCTTCAAGTGCCTTCAATAATATTGATTCACCACCTTGTGTTACGGCAGTAGAAAATTTTGCAATATTAGCAGATTCTTTTCTCTGACCAGTTTTATCTAAAAATGAATAGACCGCAACAACTACTTTACCGTCTTTTGGAGGTGGTAGTGTTGTTGTACGTTTCTCTTTAACAGCCAATAATTCTGGTTCATTGGTCCAATAATTAAAGGGTGTCAGCCAAGTAGAACATCCAGTTAATAAAAAACATAATAGTATAATACGCATTAGAATGTAAAACTCCCTACAGGTATTACTACTTGTGTTACATTACCTGTCAAATTGTCGGTAATTGATAAGGATATTTCATCTGCAGATTTATTGTATTGTATAGTATTCCCTTCAATAGTTACTGTACCACTATTTTGTGGATTCTCACCAAATAAATTATTAATCAATTGTGTTGATAGTTGAGCATAAACACGACTTTCAAAGTTATTCATAAACTTTTGGAGATTCGTATTTTTAGATGCTGCTGCCGCATCTGCCGCAAGTTTGGCGGCATCTCTAGTTTGTTGATCTTTTTGTGATTGTAATGCTTGTTTCCTAGTTGTTTCGGTATTCTCTATTGTTTGTACGTGCAAAGAATATCCTATACCATTAAATGCAGGTGATTTGAAAGCAAAACTTTGTTCTGCTTGAACATTGCTTGATATGAATAATAGTAAGATTAGAATTCTCATTCTGACTCCTTTTGCTTTTGGGCATTCTCCCGCATTTGTAACACAGTGTTTAGTTTTGCTGTGAGTCTAAGTAAATCATTATCAAGTAACCGTATTCTGTCAATCAAGGTTATCAATTCCTTTGATGCTTCGCCCAATACTGGATTAATTTCTTCAATAGTAAATGACCAAACATACTTTACCATTCGTAGCATATAACCTGCTGCGATAATAGGAAATCCATATTTGTTTATAAGATCTGCTATTTGTGTTACGTCCATTAATCTCTCCTTGCATCATTTTTGCCATCCATTCTGGATATTCTATCCAAATCTGGTCTAAGTCCTAATACCGAAGATATAGTAACATCAATCTTAATAAGTTCATGAGAACACGTTTTAACTCTGTTTTCCAATGCCATCACAATACTTGCTAATGTTTTAACTGAAGTAATGACATCACCTAATACAAATTTAAGTGCAGTAAAAATAAAAGCACCCAGTACACAACTACCAAGAATTGGAGTTAATGTATCAGAGAAAAATTTGATATATTCTGGATTCATTTCTTGAGTTTCTCCACTTTCTCAATAACTTTAGTGGCATCGTCGACTACTTCTTGTGCTTTGTCCACAGCATCAGAAATCTTCTTCATTAAACCAGACTGTTTCTTAGGTGGTTCAGAAGGTGGTTTTGGTACGGCAGTCGGAGGTGGTGTTTCTCCATTACTATTCATTACTGCCGCAACTTGATGATGAACCTTTAAGGGAAGCGAATCTACATCAAGTGAATTAGATACCAGTTTATCCAACTCCAACACATCAATGTTCATTTGACGACATCTACCATCCATTGACTTAATGAGTCCTATAATTTTCTTAATTGATTTTACTACGGATCCAAGCACTAAAGAAATTGCTTGCATGATGAACCATCCACATACCACGGCAAGTGCTATGGGGAATCCACACTGTTGAACAAGACTAAAAAAGTCAAAGTTAGGCATTCATATATCCATATATTATTTTTCCTTACTGTATTTATTAAAATAAAACTTTACTTTTACTACAGATATAGTATAATAAGTCATAAATTAAATTATGAGGAAATTGAAATGATTAAAACAATTGTAGATAATGGTCAACCTTGGACTGTTAAAGTAGAAAATGATAAAATTAAATTCTATTATGGAAAAACAGTTTATGACCAATTTGTAGATTCTTATTATATTGAAACAATCTTAAAAGGTAAAGGTCATGGTTTGATCTTAGATTTAGGAATACCTGAATTAAGCATTTCATTTGAAGGTATGAAAGAAATTAGAGAATGGTTGTAGTTCCATAAATTATTGAGAGAAACTATATTATGAATAAAAACGATATTATCAAACTTTTAACTACCAAATGGGGTTAATAAATAAGTAAATGTTAACCAACGAAGTAAAAAGAATGAAAACATTTAAGGAATATATCTCAGAGGAAGAAAATAAACTTGGTAGACTCAGTATTTTTGATATTGATGATACTTTGTTTCATACCACTGCTCAAATTGCTGTAATGAAAGATGGTAAAGTTGTACAAAGGTTGTCCAATCAGGAGTTCAATACTTATGAACTGAAGGATGGAGAATCATTTGATTTTGGTGAGTTTAGAAGTGCTGAAAAATTTAACAAAGAGTCAAAACCTATATCAAGAATGCTAGACAGAGCAAAAGCAATATTATCTCATTCTGCCAGAAATCCTCTTAGTAGAGTTATTGTTGTCACCGCAAGAGCAGATTTTGACAATAAACATATATTTTTAGATACATTCAAAAAACATAGATTTGATATAGATAAGGTTAGAGTAGAACGTGCAGGTAATATAGGCGATATTGAATCAACAGCAACCAAAAAATATGTTATTATCCACAATTACCTTAAAACTGGTAAGTTTGACCGCTGTAGCCTTTTTGATGATGCGATGAGTAATCTTAGAGAATTTCTCAAGTTGAGAAAAGAGTTTCCAAATATTAAATTTGAAGCATATTTCGCTGATGCCAATGGAGGAATTAAGTTAATAAAATGAAAACATTTAAAGAATTTAAAGAAGATTGTAATTGTTGGAAAGGGTACAAACGTGTTAAAGGAACAAAACCGTGTGCACCCAAGAGTTGTGTAAAAGAAGAAGAACTTTCTGAATATGCGATTGATGCTAAAGGTCATAAAAGTTCAGAAGGTGGGTTGACTCAAAAAGGAGTTGATGCTTATAATAGAGAAACTGGAAGTCATTTACAAATGGCAGTAACAACTCCTCCTTCTAAGTTAAAACCTGGAAGTAAAGATGCCAATCGTAGAAAATCATTTTGCGCTAGGATGTCTGGGGTAGATGGTCCAATGAAAGATGAAAAAGGCAGACCGACTAGAAAAGCATTAGCATTAAAAAAGTGGAATTGTTAAAATAAAACTTTACTTTTTCTTTTAACTAATTTATAATAAGTCGTAAATTAGTTAAAAGAGAGTTAAATGAACAAAGAAATATTAAAACCAATCACTGATATGCTTTTAAGCATCCCCGTTGTAAACCTATTAATTATCCCATCTGTTATAACTATTTTAGATTTAATGTAAAATAAAACTTTACTTTTAAATTTAGATATATTATAATAAGTCGTAAATTGATAAAAGAGAGAATATATTATGAGTAACAAAATCGTAGAAAAATACAAAGCAATGCCAATCGAAGACCTTTTTGGTGAATTCTCTGATTGGTTCAAAGACGTCAATGGCGTCCGTCCTCGTCATATTGCTCCAACTGATAGAGATTCTATCATTGCTTGGATTATTAACGAAGTAGTTTTTGATGATCCTGCTTATTACCAAGAGGTGTAACTGTGAACATTAAAAGATACGAAGAACTAGCAGAAATTCAAAAACACGACTTATTGACGTTAGAAGAACAAGAAGAGTATATTGCTATTTGTACTGAAATTCTGTATGATTTAATGAAGAACAATAAAGATATTAATGATGTATTATGCCGATTGAGGAATAGATAATGGCGATTCAAAAAGCGACTATAAGTATAATCAAATCAACTATATTAACTGCTACGATATCTGTATTGTTTGGAGCAGTTATTGGTTCTAGTGTAATGTATCAGTATTTAAAAACTGACCATTTTAAAATCCACAAAACCAACATAGGTATGATGATATTTATAAAAGATAAAATTTATAACCTGAGTGAAATGAGGGCAATGAATTGAAATTAATCATTCAAAAACACATACAATTTTTTGAGAAACACCCGCAGTTACCAGATTGGTTGTTTAGTAGAGATAATGTCATACTATCCCAGACTATTAAGTTGGACGAAGACCATATGAAAGAACTATTGGTTTTCCTTGAACGATATTCTGAGTTTGATGTTGAGTTGTTAAAGGTAACTATTGTCCCATTTGAAGACATCCTATTGGAGTATTCTTAGTGGCAACTCTTACAATTTATATCAATTCAATAAGTGTTCATAATGAAAAGTATTATTATAAAGGAGATGGTACTGGTGAGTTTGAAGTAATTGCTGATTCTTTAGATAGACCACAATTACTCCATTCTTATAAAGATTATTTAGAAGATCAATTAGCATATGTAGAAGATATAATAAGTGGAGTTATGTAAATGAAAAGATATAATCATGATGGCGTTCCTATGCCAATGGTAGAGGACAAAGATGGATACTGGGTTACATATGAAGACTATAACCGAAGTATGCTTGATAACAATAAATTGGTAGAAAAATCTTGGAGAGCAAGAGATACTCAATCTTTGATCAATGATGAAAAGGTAGAGAAACTGCAAGACATTATTGTAGGTTTATCTATCGCTTTATTTGCTGCAGTTGTTACATTATTGTTTATTTGGATGAGGAATTAATATGACTTCGCCAGATAACTGGGGTGATTTATTACATCCTATTTTAGCTACTACAGTTGCATCAAATATAAGTGGATCAACTATAGGTGTTAATGCTATAGGCAACGCTACTGGACCTCTGCCTCCAGCAAATGGTTCAAGTTATACCGAAGCAAAACCATTCACTGTTGCGCAAATTAAAGGTGAGATGGTTACTGTAGAGTTAAATGGTAGTAAGTTATGGCATAATGGTGTTACTGATGATGGTATCAAAATACAATTAATGCAAGACCTATTAGAGAAACTGATGAAAAGTAATTGTATTGAGTTTACTAAACAAACTGATCCTAATACTATGGATTATATATACAGAGCAAGAATCTTTGCAGTACCTAATACTGATGTTCAAATAATAAGAACGGTGATAAAATGAGAAGATACAATCAAAAATATATTGGAATTGGACCAATGATAGAATCTTTATATGGTCAATGGGTTAAACACGATGAGTATGAGAGTATTTTAGAAACGAGAGAAATTAAGAATTTAATTGTCATTAAAGACCTTAACATAGAAATTGAGGATTTACAATCTGAATTACAGCATACTAGTGATGATTTAGAAGATTCAAGACGTAGAGGTTTTAAACTGTTTACATTATTGGTTATATCAACTACTTTAAATTTAATCACTGTAGCAGTGGTTACTCTAACTATGATGGGGAAAATATGAAAAGATATTTTAGTAGTTTTATGGGAATGAAAGAATCCGAAAACGGAGAATGGGTTGAGTATTCCTTATATCTCTCGGAAAGAAGGTTGTTAGAAGAAATTGCTAAATCTAGACTTGAAACGATTCACGAACGTAATGAAGAAATAATTACATTAAAGCAAGAACTGGATACCTTAGAACAAGGTTATGTAGGTTTACGAGATGAAATTAGTAGAATGGAGGGTCATATTTATTCATTAGAAGAAATATTAGAAAAGAAAGAAGAACATATCGATCTGTTAAGCAATACTAATGATAAATTAACTGGAGTTTCTAAACTTAGCGACGTAAAAACGGATCTATTTATATTCTCAATCTCATTAAATGTATTACTTTTATTATCTAGTATAGTATATTTTATAAAATAAACCTTTACTTTTTAAATTAGATGCTTTATAA